GAAAGTTTTTTACTTTCATCCATCCAATCATGGATTTTTTGATAATCATCAGTGATACCACCCCATCTTTTTACGCTTGATAAACTATGGTAATAGCAATTAGCCATATAGTTCTCCCCAATAATTAGTTTGCATCATTTCTGCTACTTGTTTTTCTCGTTTTCTTTGAACATTGTGAACAGCTCCTCTAGTGATTGGGTGGGTTGCCCAGTCAGTTGCTGTTTGATAAACTGCAAAAATTGTAGCACCGTACTTGTCGCTATAACGAGTCCATAAGTCATCCAAATGCTTAAGGACAAGAACGCTGTTGTCATCGATATCAAGCTTTGTTTTACGATTTGCCAAAGTTTTTCTAAATAAGTGAGATACTTCATTGTTAGTTACCTTTCTTTGCATCATTTTAAATAGATCTTCACCTAACTCATTATGAGCTGTGATGCCCATTTTAAAATCATTAAGAGTAAATGAAATATCTTGTTTTGAATTATGTTTGTTATAAACGACAAAAGACCAATCAGGTCTAACCATACCATTTAAACAAACAACATACATTGAAGACCACATAATCTGTTGTCCCCATCTACCATCCATGGATGAGTAAATTCTTAGCTGCGGAATAATAGCTTCCTGCTTACCTTGAATATGCATACCATTATTTTTGTAGTTAGATAAATCAATTTTATCATCCCAAAAATTAATAGTACGAGTATATTTTTTACCACCTTCATAAACTTTATCCTCTGTTTTGATTGTAAATTTTTCGTAATCAGGTACTGCTTCAGCAACTATATCATTAACTTTAGCTGCTAAATCTCCATACGGCCTCACTATATAATCTTCAGAATGAATACCTAATAGTTTGCCATTATCTTTTCTTACTAAAGCATATCTATTTACAGATTTATTATTTTTATAAAATTGACCTGCATACATATCTTCAGTTTCATAATGTAATTGTTTCTTCTCAACTTCAAAATACGCACTTTCATCAATTGTGAGTAGATTGTTTGTTTGCATTTGTATAGCTGTTTCCATAACACCTCTTTCTTTCTTTCATTTCGAGTCGATCCCCACGCAAAGTGGGGATCAAACCCTTATTGCAATGAAGCCGAGCAGCATTTGTTTACTGGTGCACCTGGGCTTAACATCAGGGAGCTAACTCCTAATGGCAATTTATTATCTTCCATTATCATATAAATTTAATCTAACTTTCTTTTCATTAGATGTTCCATGATTGTAAAGACGTTCTATGTTTAATATAAAATCGTTTCTACTACCTTGGTTCTTTAATTTAGAAGAATTATTTTGTAATCTTTGATAAAACACTTTCCATTTAAATGTTTTATCTTTCATAGCTGCCATCATGGCATTAACAAAAGATCTTTTCTTATTATATTGAAAAAATTCACCACAAGCATTTATTCTATCTGCTTGTGTTTTTCCCCATTCTAAATCTTTAATTACAAATTCACCTTTTTTATACTCTTTGATTTCTTTGGTACTGCAATAACCTTTTGCATTAAGCATAGAAATACATTCAGAGATACCGAAATTGTATTTATTATGAAACCATTCAAGCAATTGATAATCTTTGTTACCAAGCTTAACATAAGACATTAAATATTCAGTTAAAGTCCATTTTCTATTAACTGAATTAACATTTCTTACATCCTGTAAATCAAACTCATCTTTGATGATATATGATACAGGATTACCTGTAATTTTATATGATTCTAACCTGTGTTGACCATCCAACACATTCATATCATGATCTACTATAATAGGTATTTGTAAGTCTTTTTGTTTAATGGCTTCAACTAATCTTCTTACATGAAGCTCACTAATAGCTCTATTTCCTTTTAATACTTTAAAAGAATTATATTCGCTAGTTGTATATATTTTATTATTTGACATTTGCACCTCTTTGTTAATTTAATTAAAACCATTCGGCAGCATCAGCAATTTTGTATGGTATTTTTTTTCCATACTTTTTTAAATTGCTTCTTGCTGCAAAATCTTTTGCTTCTTCTTCTTGTAAGAAAACTTGATTGGTAAATAATTCCCAATCGTTTTCAGGTTTCCAGATTATACAATACAAACTAACCAGCATCTTTCTCTGGAAACGGCATTGCTACAACAGTTTCATTTTTTGTTTGTTCGGCAGCTTTATCCATTTTATATTCAAATCTGGAATCTTCTGCTTCAGATAGATGAAAATCTACTTCTTCAGCAGTATAAATTCCTAAATCATTCAATCTTTTTACAAATTCATTGGTGTCAATTTTACATTCACCATATTCTATTTGTAAATTTTCTATATCTTGAATTATTTTTGCTTTATATTTTCCCATTAGACCTCCATTGCTGTTTGTGCTTGAACTCTAATAAATGGTTTAACGTATTCTATTCCCCATTTTTTATAGATAGCTTTTTTACCATAAAGTTTTTTATACTTTTGGACACTAGCACCTCTAGCATTTGGTACAGCAATAGTAGTCATTACTTTTTTGCCTTTAGAAAATGCTATAGCTCTGTTTATTACTCTGTTCATTTACAACCATCCTTTGTTAACTTTATCCTTACGTTTAATTTCATAAGGGATCTCTACTTTTTCAGGCATATGTTTTGCAATTGCATAACAAAGTCCTAAAAATGCTCTAATAGGGAACATAATTGCTGTCCAAATACCTTTGGCAGCTACATTCATTAACCAGTTCTGTAGTTTAAGTAACATTTGCACCTCTCTTTCTGTTTACACTTGTTAATTGTTATCAGCACCGCACATTGTGAGTATCTGATAGCAGGTTAGTAAAGTTGTTAAGAATCGAACTAGTATGTTCTCAGATCATTACTAACCAGCAATCAGGGATGCCATTCGGCAGCACCGTTTAACGGTGTTTTTGCCCTCGTGTTTTTTAGAATAATTCTAAACACGATAAAAAAAACGCCCAAATGTAACCAACATCAGGGCGTTTCTTTTTGTTAATTAACCAACTAATTTCTTAAGTCGATCGATATGCATTTGCTTTTCAGCTTTATCCACATCATTCGCATTAGTTGCTGATTTACCTTTGGCACCAGGAATATATTCCTTGCCAAAGATAGACTTGTATTTTTTATTTAATGTATCGAATATCAGTTGTGATCTTCTTACATTTAATGATTGAACTTCATTTCTGAAAACCAATCCAGCAAGTCTATTTTTAGTTATTTCAGTACCAACATCATCTCTAATGGCATCTTTAGTTTGTGCTTTAGTTTTATCTAAAGACTCAATGCACATTTGATTATGTCTATGATATGCACCTAGAACGCTATTAGCATTCCATTCTGCAATCATTGACCAATCTTTTGATGCAACAAATGGCATAATCAAATTATCCATTAGGGTATTACAACTATTTATAATACCACTCTCAGATTGATCTAAAATAGCTTCCATATTTGCTATTCTAGAATCTGGATCATCTCTATATTCTTCTTTACTCATATTTTCCTCCTAGGTTATTAAGTTCAGAATCGATATTAGCAATTTCACTAACATCATTTTTAGCTACAGCTTCATCACGCTTCGCAGCTAACTCATTAACTCGCTTTACAGAATTACTATCCTTAGTAATCTCATAAAACTCCATCAGTTCCTCAGCAGTCGCCATCGTAACCTCCATTGTTAATTGATTAATTTAACCACCTAGCTGTCACACAGGTGGACTCGAGCAGTCATCACGAGGCAAAGCTCAATGGTTGAATGCGACAGGGAGTCAGATCCGAGCAAAGCGAGTCAATCGTGCAGTTGTGAAGCAACTGCGACTCCAATGTTGCATTCCCATTGAGGCAAACTCGTGATACAAGCGAGTCCTACCCACGTGTGTGTGGAGGCTCCATAGAAGTACCGAGTAACGGAGAAACATCACCGTTAAGGTGAAGATGTTTCGAGTCACGCAGGGGTTTCTCATTCTTTAGCCAATAGCGTTGGGCGATGCCTAGGAGTTGGCTTGACAACTGCCAGGCGAGTCCTTAGCGAATATAGCAGCGACCATAGGAGCTGTGTAAAGAGAAAACTTCGTATGGAGTAAACTAAGCGATGCCGAACGTGAGAGGCATCTCCATCATTCTTGTGCGTTGACCTTGTGCAAACCCAACGCTACGTACTGTTAGGGGCAGAATAAGGAAACGTAATATGAGTGAACTGACAGAGAAGCAACGAGCATTAGTCGATACTATCGTAGCGACTGGGTGTAGCATCAAGGATGCTGCCGAAAAGGCAGGATATTCAACAAATGGAAGCAAAGAAGCAGGTCGTATAAGTGCATCTCGCACACTACGTTTACCAAAGGTACAGACTTATATGCAATCAAGGATAGCACAAACTCTAGGACTTGGTGCAGTAAGTGCGAGTAAGAAACTTATCGACCTATCTAGCGGAGCTAGATCTGAATATGTTCAGCTCGAAGCTTCCAGAGATATACTCGATAGAGTAGGAATGAGAGCACCAGACAAGGTGGCTCACAACGTAACGGGCGATATTAAGATCAATATCGACCTAAGTTAAAGTGTCGGTACAACCGACTATTGTCCACGCCACTCGGAACGAGGGGTGGGGGCAAAAACACCCATCGTCAGATGACTAGTGGAGTAGGACAAGCAACAGAGGTGAAATTAAGTTCGTTATCACGCTTAGAAATTTTTAGATTGCCCAAAAGGTACGTTATTTAATTATGGCTAAGAAAAAAAATAACTTACTTGCAAAAGCAGAACACGAAACGAGGGCAAAGTTTAAAAAAACCTCTATTGCTAAGAGAAGGCCAAAGCTTTCATCAATGAACAAATCCAAAAAAAGAAGTTTTAAAGCTTATGCCTCTCAGGGCAGGTAAGTGCGTTTAAAATAATTTTAAAGCAATATATTTAAATTAGCTCCAACAACAAAGAGGTTAATATGTTTTATGTCGTAAAAGTATGGAGCAACGATAATTTAAAAAAAGAAATTCTATATGAAGCAGAGAATGATGTTATCGCAATGCAAAAATGTAGTGCTGCGATACCTGATGGATGTCGTGCTACATATGAAGAAGTAAATAAGGAGGAATATGAAAAAACCAAAGAAACCAAAAAAGCCGAAGAAGCCATCGTCTAAACCAAAACCTAGACCTAGTGGCTACTAAAGCTGAAAAGATACATATGGATAAGGTAGCTAGTCTTGGATGTTATGTTTGTTTAAGACCTGCAACCTTACACCATATAAGATATGCAGGTTTAGGCATGGGTAGAAAGTCATCAAATTTTGAAGTGATCCCATTGTGCTATGATCACCACCAAGGAAAACACTCAATTCATTTAGATAAAAAAAATTTCGAAAAGAATTTTGGCACAGAAAAAGAAATACTTAAAAATGTACTAACGAGGTTAAATGAGCTTCCTTAATAGTTTATCTTTAAAAGACAGAAGAAGACTAAGAAAAATCGTTAAGAAAACTCACTTAAGCTATTATCCAACTCATATGATAACTGACTATGAAGCGGATAAACTAATCGAAGCTTTTGGAGAAGAAACTATCTACAAAATGCTTCAAGCTAATGTAGGTACTAATGTCGATTAATTTTAAATTTAAACCAGAAGGTAATACTTTAAAAACCTTTATGAAATCTAACGATTTCTTTAGAGGACTGCGTGGGCCAGTTGGATCTGGAAAAAGTGTTGCTTGTTGTGTTGAAGTGTTTCGTAGAGCTTTACTTCAACAAAAAAATAACGAAGGCAAAAGAAAATCTAGGTGGGCAGTAATTAGAAATACTAATCCACAACTTAAAACTACAACTATTAAAACGTGGCTTGATTGGTTCCCAGAAGATGTCTGGGGGGATTTTGCATGGTCTGTTCCATATACTCATAGAATAATCAAAGGAGATATAGAACTAGAAGTTATATTCTTAGCTTTAGATAGACCTGAAGATGTTAAAAAACTATTATCATTAGAGCTTACAGGCGTATGGATTAATGAAGCTAGAGAAATACCTAAGAGCATTATAGATGCTTGTACAATGAGGGTAGGAAGATTCCCCTCAATGAGAGATGGTGGTGCAACATGGTATGGAGTAATAGCTGATACCAATGCACCAGAAGAAGATCATTGGTGGCCGATAATGGCAGCAGATGTTCCTGTACCAGATCACATATCTAGGGATGAAGCTTTAATGTTAATTAAACCTGATAACTGGTCTTTCTATTCTCAACCACCTGCACTAAATGAGAAGAAAGATAAAGATGGCTTTACTACTGCTTATGATCCAAATGATCTTGCAGAAAATAAAATAAACCTAACCCCAAAATATTATCCAAATATTATTAGAGGTAAAACAAAAGGATGGATTGATGTTTATGTTTTAAATAAACTAGGAACTATAGAAGAAGGAAAACCTGTATATCCAAACTTTAGACAAGAGCTACATTGTGCTATTGAAAGTTTAGAACCAAATATTAGCCAACCATTATTTATAGGAATTGACTTTGGACTAACACCTGCGGCAGTATTTGCTCAAAGATTAGTAACAGGTAGATGGCACGTCATTAATGAACTTGTATGTTTTGATATGGGAGTTATGAGATTTTCAGAATTACTCCGAGGAGAAATAGCTAAATATTATAAAAATTTTGACATACAAATATATGGAGATCCTGCTGGAGATTTTAGATCACAAACAGATGAAAGAACTCCATTTCAAATAATGAGGAACTATGGATTAAAAGCTTTACCTGCACCATCTAATGATGTTGCTTTAAGAATTGAATCTGTAGATGCAGCTCTACAAAGATTGCTAGATGGTAAAGCAGGTTTCTTGCTAGACAAAAAATGTATTAACCTTAAAAAAGGATTTAACGGAGGTTATCATTATCGAAGACTACAAACGTCAGGTGATAGATATGATGAAAAACCTTTAAAGAATAGATACTCCCACGTTCATGATGCATTGCAATATTTAATGATGGGAGCTGGTGAAGGTAGAACACTTCTATCTGGTAGATCCCAAGCTAAACCTACAATAGTTAAAAAGGAATGGGATGTATTTGCAGGACAAAAACGAAAGACAAGAAAAGTATGGGATCTATTCAAGAGGAATGGTTAATATATTTCCATCCAGCTAGAACACAAAGATATTCTAAATGGACTAAATGGTGGTGCAGAAAACCTAACTTTGGTCATTGTGGTGCTTTGCAATATATACCTGAAAAGAAAATATGGATTGATTTACAAGGTACACATGACGGAATACAAGTACTTATACTAACTTCTGAAGAAGCTACAAATAAACTAACCTACTTACATCCATACGAAATCCTTATATGTCCTGTTAAACAAGACTGGCATTTTACAAATTTGAATCTTTTAAGCTGCGTAACCTTTATGATGAAGCTTATTGGATTCTACAAGTGGTGGATTATCACTCCATACCAATTATATTGTGCGTTGCTAAATGCTGGATATAAGCCATTTTGGAACAAATCCAACAAGGGAAACAATAATGGCAAAAAAAAAACTGACTCCTGAAAAAATTTTCGAAAAATTAGAAGAACTTCATGACGAAGAAACTGCTCTTTTAGAAGAATTAAAAGATCAAACTTGCAAATGTGAAGACGATTTTAACGATGATGATGATCTTGATGCAGATTTTGACGAGGATTAATCATGAGTGGAGATAAAAATAATGGTGCTGGTGATAAAGGCAGAGATTTAGATTATCAACAAAGTGGTGGTAAAAAAGGTTCTACCTTTCAAACCTACAGAGATGGTAAAGCTATAGGTGTAGATACTGAATTAAAAAAGAAAATAGAAGATCAAAAAGAAGATACTTTTAAAAATTATCATAAACCTCCAAGACCAGATGGATTTATAAATAATAGATTAAATGCTTTTGAACAATCGTCATTTGCTAAATGGACAGGCAAAGTAAATAGAACATATTTTTCAGATAAAGTTTTAAATTCAAATAAAGCTAAAAAAAATATTG